AAGATTAGGTCAAGCATTGTATGATATTTTTGAAAATTATAATGATATTTTTTTAGACACAAGTAATAATAAATTTAATAAAAATATCATATTATTTGAATTAAGGGAAATGACAAATTTAAGTACAAAGGAAATTAGGTCCTCGATTAAAAGATATAAAAAAGTTTATTTTCAATTAGTTCAAGATTTATTAAAATAAAAAAAAAACAAATATTTATTAGTTATATGCCAAGACCAACTAAAAAAACAATTAATTTAACTAAAGATTCAATGTTATCTTTAATGCAAGAAATCTACAATGAGTTGGTTGAGCAAAGAAATACTGCCATTAGAATACAAAATAAAATGTTAACAATGATGAAAGAACCTGAAGATATGACACTTATTGGTCCTGTTATTGAAAAACAACAAAAAATAATTAATGATTGTGTTGAGAAAAAATTAACTTTATCTAAATTACAATCTACAATATGGCAAAAATCTACGGAGAAAGAAGAAGATTTTACGCTTTCTGATATGGATTTAGATGACGAAACTATTCAAAATTTAATACAAAAAGATATTTCTGATGATAAAAATTACAAAATGAAGAAATAATGGCATTAGATACGGAAGATGGTTATGATAAAATAAAGAAGAGTGTAAGTGTAAGTAAAAAATATGTCGAAGTAAAAAAAGATATAAAAAAACTTAAAAAAAAAACTGGGGATTCCTTTGAAGAGTGGGGTGGTGGTTTAGAAAGTAAATTTGGTAAATACGCAAACAAACAATTATCTTCAGCGGAAAAAAATGTACAAAAATACTCAAAATCAATTAAAACTCAATTTGACCAAATGTTGGAAATTAAATTTTTAACAGAAAAAAAAGGAGACGGTAAAACAAAAAAATATTTAAAAAAAACATTTGTTTCAGCACTTGAACAGATAAAACCTCAAATATTTGATATTATTTCAGAATTAGGAGTTAAAGCTGTTGGATGTGAATCTGAACAAGAATTTCCTGCTAATACAAGTGTATACATAAAAGTAGGTGCAATTGATTTAGTTGGGTTATTAAAAGAAGACCCAAGTGGTACAGTTGGAAAAATATCGTATGAAAAAAACCCTATTGTATATAGTTCATCACCATTTTCAATGAATAAAGAGTTATACAATAGAATACAAAATATTAATGTACCATATTCATCACCTTTGTTTGCGGGGGTTGATTATGTAGGTCCGTCGACCCAAAATTTATTTGATATAACATATGTTGAAAGTTATGTAGACCCTATAACAGGTAATATAATTAATGGTAATTTTTTTAAAGTTGATCTTAAACCTAGATCTAGTAATACCAATAAAGTTTCTGAATTTTTTAAAGACTACTATTCATCAATTGATATTATTGATTACCAATATTTATTCACTAATTTAATTAATCAATTAACGGGAGCAATATCAATAGAAAAAAAAGATGGGAAAGAAAAACTTATCGATTTTACTAAATTATTGCTAATTATGAAAAGAATTTTTGGTATGTGTTTTGATAATACAAAAGAAATTGACGTTTCAGGAATTGCAAAAATATCAGAAACAGATGTTGTTGACGATGCGTTTTTTGAGTTTAGTGAGGTTGACTTAAGATATATTGATATGATCGTATCTAATATAAAATCAGGAGTGGTTGAGTTTGAAGATTGTGATAATGTTAAATTACCTGTTGATGTAAACAGTGTATTAGACACTTTAAGTAGTTTAATATTTACACCTGGAACTAACAATAATAATGAAATTAATAACGCAGCAGAAAATGTAACAAAACCCTTTGAAAGAAGAGGTCTTAATTTAGATCTAAGTTTTTTAAAGGAATATCCAAGAGCATTGTTAATGACAATCCTATCACCTAAAGTAATTTTACCAATAATGATTATGGCAAAATCGTTAGGACAAAACACCATAGACTCAATTGGTTCAATGGTGGAATTTGCCAAAAAATTTAAAACATATTTTGTAGAATTAGTTTCTAAAATTATGGCACTATTTGTTAAAATATTATTTAACATTATTAAATCAGATATTATTGAATTAACCAAATCAATAATATCTGATATAAAAAGTGAGTCTATTGTAAAAAAATCACTATTAATTTTGTCTTTAGTTGCGTTAATTGTTAAACTGATTCGTGATTTTAGAGAATGTAAAAGTATTATAGATGAACTACAAGCTATTTTAAGTATGGTTCAAAAATCATTAAAAGATCAAAAAAAATCATTACCATATCCGTTATTAGTTGCGAGTAGAGTTTTATCTGGATTCTCAAAAACAAGAGCAATGATAGGGGTTATTGAAAAATTTGAGGCTTTAGGACTACCAACTGGACCTATGCCTGATGGAAGTCCTAATTTATTTTTAGCTGCCGCGGACGCAATTATTGGGGCGATAGATGAAGAAGAAACAAAAAATGGACAAGTTCAAATTGCTGTTGACCCATTAAGTCTTTTGCCAATTGGAGTTACAGTACCACAAGTTGTATTTGGAAAAAAATTATAAAATATGGAAAATAGTGATGAAAAAATAAAAGTAACTTCTAATGAAATATTAGAAATTATAAATGAACATAAAACAAGATCAAATAAAGATTTAGTTTTAGCTTTAGAATTTATTAAGAAAGATTTTGAATTAACTAAAGAAAGTGTAATTAAAATGACAAAACATTTAGATAATTTAGAAATTTCCTATAATACAATTTTAAAAGAATATAAAAAAAGAAATGGATAATAATAAAATAATATTTTTTGGTAAAGTTACGGATGTTGATGATCCTTTATTAATTGGTAGGATTAGAGTTGAACCAAAACAAGAAATTCAAGCTTTTATATATCCTGAAAATTGGAATGAATTAACAGATAAATGGAAAGAAACAGATCCATTAATTTTTAATCCTTTAATACCTTATTATTTAAGTATAATTCCTGCGGTTGGAGAATATGTTCATATTATTTATTCAACTAACTCAGAAACAGTTGATGCGAACAAATTTTATATTCAAGGTCCGTTAAGTAGACCGTGGAATAATAAAAAAGAAGACTATAATAATTCTCAATCAGTTTTAGCAAGTGGTGAAAATTTACAACAAGCTTATTCCCCTATAGACCCAAAGACAGGAAAAGTAATTATATCGTTAACAGGTGTTTATCCAAAACAAGGAGATAACGCAATCTTAGGTAGAGGAACTGCAGACGTTATTGTGAAAGAAAACGAAGTTTTAGTTAGAGCAGGTAAAACACTATCTTCTGGAAATAATAATATTCCCGTAGTTAGAAATGATTTAAGAAGTTTTTTACAAATATCAAGTTTTGAATTAGAAAATGTTAGTAGTGGAACCGAAGAAATAACTAATGAGTCGTTTGAGGACATATCAACAAAAACATATGTACAATGGTCAATAACTAATTTAAATTCCACATCTATTACTTATGATGGCAAAGTAAGTGTATATTCATTGCCTGGTAATAACGACAACTATAAAGTTTCGGTTATTAATCAAAGTATTGACTTACTACTTGGGCAAACTATAAGTCCTATTTATGAAATTATATTTACTGGTAAAACTTTAGAACAAAGTTCCACAATAATTAATACCTTAATTAAAGGTGTAAATGATGGTGAAATTTCTTGGGATCCTTCTTTAGGTTACTCAAATCAAACTATATCTAATCAATTCCCATTTTTTTACGGACCTGATCAATCAACATATCAATATGTAGTAAGTGAATTTGCCTCATTAATAGGTGTAACGGCTACTATTCTCCAATCGAGTAAAATAACTTTATTAAATAATAAAATATCTTTAAGTTATGCTTACGATGAAAGAGGTTTTGGGTTAGTATGGAAAAATAATCCTTCAAAATTAGGAATACTAACCGAAATTAAAACCACTGAAGTGGATAAAAGAAATTATTTAGTTCAACCAATTACATACTCTGTTTTGGGTGGAGATAAAGTTTATTTTTTAACAAACAAATCTGATGGAAAGTTTAAAATAGATCTTAAAGATACTCTTTATGGTATTCCCCAATCCAAATTGGCAATAGAAATACATAAAAGTACAAACTCAATGGTAAGAGGTGAAGAACTTATGTTTTTATTAAATCAAATAGTTGATTTTATGTTAACACATGTTCATCCTTTTCCTGGTTTACCACCAATCAAAGAATATCCAAATCAAGGAGTTTCAAGTAAAAAAATACTAGAAACAATTAATAATGCTGAAAATAATATTCTAAATCAAAATATCCGATTTAATTGATATTTATATAATAAAAGTATAATGTCAATTAATAACTCATATTTTAGTAGAAATAATACTATCATTTATAATGATTTAACAAATACCGGTAGAAACCCCGTTACAGAATTATATTATGGTGAAGACGGGATTGTTAATCCAAGAGGTTTTAGCCGATTTATTTTTGATATTGATTTAAGTTTATTAATTGAAAAAGTTAATAATGGTATTGTATCAACAGGGTGTACATCAGCAATGACTCACACATTGAATATGACCAACACATCATATTTTGATAAAGACTTTTTAAACACATCAACATCACAAGGTAGATATCGAGCAACATCATTTGATTTATTCTTATTTAGAATACCCCCTAATAATAGTACAATACCCCCCACCCCACAAATTTGGGATGAAGGTGTAGGGTATGATTTTATATCGGCGAATACCCCCATTCCTAATGATAAAAATTATTCAGATAGACCATCTAATTGGTCAGCAGTTACAACAATAGATACTTGGGAAGAACCAGGAATTTATAGTAACACTAATAGTGGTTCATTTAATTATAATTCATTACAAGTTATAGACACCCAACATTTTGAATTTGGGGATGAAAATATTGATTTTGATATGACAAATGAAATAAACTCAATATTAAACGGATCAATTACAACACCTGTTGGTTGGGGTATTGCATACCTACCTCAAGTTGAAAGTTTATCAGGGACAACAGGAACTTATTCTGTTGGATTTTTTACTCGTCATACTCAAACATTTTACGAACCATATCTACAAACAAATTATAATGATCTAATTGAAGACGATAGAAATATGTTTGTTTTAGGTAAAGTCAATAAACTGTATCTATATGTTTATGAAGATGGGGATTTTAAAAATTTAGATTTTGATCCATTAGTTGAATTACGGGACACTTCTTGTACCGCAATACCAGGTTTAACAGGACTAACAACTTGTCGTAGATCAAAAGGGGTATATGAAGTTATTATCCCCCCATTAATTGGTTACAAAACTCCTTGTATGTTTACTGATGTTTGGAGTAATTTATTTATTAATGGTTTACCATTACCTAATATTACAAATGAATTTACAATTTACCCATTACATAAGTCTTTACAGATTGGTACTTTATCTCAAGACCCATCAATATATGGATTTGATTTCTATGGAATTAAACAAGATGAAAAGATTTTAAATACTGATATTCGTAAAGTAGGCGTAATTATTAAAAAGGCTTATACCACTAATCAACTATTACTTAAAGTTGATGCATCGTACAGAATTTATGTTAAAGAAGGATCTACGGAAGTTCAAGTTCAAGATTGGACAAAAATTAATAGAACACCTAACGAGTATTATTTTATGTTTGACACAAGAGATAAAATACCTAATGAATATTTTATTGATATTAAAGTGTTGTCAAGTGGAGAAGTTAATACTTATAAGAAACAAATAAAATTTCAAATAGTAAATAAAAAATAAAAAATAAAAAAAAACAAAAGTCATGGGAGACGAATTAACAACAATAAGTGCAAACACAAAAACCACAATTTGTGTTCAAATATGTGATAGTGGTTCTACAGGAACTACTGTAGTATCAGTAGAACCACAACACCCAACTTGGAGTACCCAAGATGGTGGTGATGTAGTACAATTAAACATGACCCTCCTTGGGGGTAACGGATTAAATTCTTAAGATATGAATTTAGATTATATTATAAAAAAAGTTCTTAGAGAGACTCATGAAGATCGTGGTAATAGATATATGTTCTTTTCTAATTTAGAACAAATGAGAAGACAATGTGATTTATTATTAGATTTTGATCGTAATATGGTTGAATCTATTTTAGATAATGGACATGATTGGGCTCAAGATCATATTTCTGAAGCTAAAAACAATATGGATCAAGTATTTGATTTCATGATGAATGAATCAAAAAAAGACGGTATGGAATTGTCTATGAATATTGACGATAAAGATATGTTTATGTCGGAAGGTCGTAAAAAAACGGGAACACCTCTTTGTGCAAGAGGTAAGGCATCAGCAAAAGCAAAATATGACGTGTATCCCTCCGCATATTCGAACGGACATGCTGTCCAAGTTTGTAAAGGAAAAATAAAAGGTCTTGATGGTAAAAGACATTGTTCGGGAGCTTATTGTTAAAAATATTTTTTTTATTCAAATAATTTATATATATTTGTACAAACAAACAATATATAGATATGAAAAACAGAATAAAAAGATTCTTAAGTAGGTTAAAAATTAAATTTTATATTTGGTCAAAAAGATCTTCAAATATTATACCAACTTATCAAAATGAAATCCTATCATATGAAAAGACGTGTTTTAAAATATGTCTTAAAATAATCCAACATAAAGATACGGAATTTATGATAGCCCCAATGTCTGATAAACGTTATCTTAAAAATGACGATATGAAAATTTTCATAACAATGACAGATCATAGAGTTGAGATCACTAATCACGTTTATAATTATAATGTTAAACTACATGGTAGGGATTGGGAAAGATTAACATATATTTTTGATCTTGAAGCGGATAAGAGAAGACTTAATTATGAGGGTGAGGTTAATTCACAAATCACTAACTCTCTACATAATATCTTAGAACAAGTTTCTAATTTCGATTAAAATTTTATCAACCAAAGAATCTACGGATTCTTTTTTTGTTTTATATGATGTCATTATTGGTTTTTGACCTTTTCCTGTTTGAGTATCTTTTTTCTCAGCGGTTCTTTTTTGTTGACATGCGGATCTTTTTTGTGAATCACTCATTTTACCTGCAACTCCAGCCGCCCTACATTTAGGGTAAGATCCTTTAGAAGTATCTTGTCGTCCACATGGAGGATGTTTACCGTCAACTTTACTACAAATGTTAACCCAAGGACCTTTTGGTTGAGAAGACCCCTTAGACTTCTTCTTTTTACCAAACCAAACTGCAAGATCTTCAGAAATTGTGTCTTTAGTTATTTTTTTTATATTTTTTTTTGAACTATCCATTGACCCATCATAACTATCATATTCTAATGATGGATTATCGTAGTTAGATACGGGTATTGTAAATGGTCCATTTTGTGAATCATTAAATCTTCTAATACCTATCTGTAGCGGAGAAACATATGATCCTCCACCCCCTGAACTATCAGAAGTTACTTCCAATAATATTTTTTTTATAATTTTACTAAGTCTATCCATTTGATTATATTATATAAATATCTTATATTTTAATTATGGAAAAAGAAAATATAAATTATGGTAATTTATTTGGGACAATTGATTTGATTAGCGAACAACACTTGGATGTTATTCTCTTGTCTATGGATAAAGACCATTCAGTATATTATTTAGTTGAGGCGGTTAAGGCAGCACATAAACGGGGAGCATTTACAATTGGTGAATCTGAAGTTATATCAAAAGCCATTAGAGTGTTGTCAAAAATTGAAGAACCTACACAAACTAATGAGAAATAAAAAAGGAGACAATTACTTGTCTCCTTTCTCTTATTCGGTATTTAATTGATTATCTCAATTCTCTTAAATCGAATGTTCTAACGCCATCTACGGTAATTCTTCCGTAAAATCTGTTGTTGACCATTTTTTTCGCGTATCTCGTCATTATTCCTTTGATCGGAGTAAAGTTGAACGGATTGTACATTGTAGGTGTTAATTGTAGAGGTACGTACGGTGCGTAGATGTAACCTGTGTCTAACAATGATGTTCCTTTGTGTCCAATCAAAACTTGGTTTGGTGGGAAGTAAGGATCACGATAAACTTGGTAACGTCCTGCAAGAGTACCTACTCTTTCAATACCCATGTTATACTGATCTTGCTCAGGAGATGCGTTAGATACGTGGAAGTATTCTAAATCATCAAAGATTGCAGAAACCTCAGAAGAAACAACAATCCAGTTAGCTCCACCTCTCAAAGTTGATTTGTGGATTTGTGCTGACAATTGGTTAATTGCTGTAATCAAAGTTTGATTCCAATCTTTTTGAGTATAAGATGTTGTTTGAGAAATTCTTCTCCATCCGTTGTAATCCCAACGTAGGTTCCAAGCCGCTCCACTTCTTAAATCACGAAGTATTTCACGGTCAATCTCAGCCGCAACTTGCTCAGATAACAATGCAGTTAACTCAGCTTCAGCGTCTATGTTATGGAATGCTGCAACGTCTTGAGCTAACTCAGGAGACCATTGTGCTCTTAATTTTCTTTCTGTAACAGATACAGTAACTGAATCTAAGTCGAAAGAAACCTCACCGATTTGATCAGCAAATTCTAATTGTTCATATCGTCTAAATACTGAAACAAAAGAAGTACCAGATGCTCCTGAAAAAATTGTAGTACCTGTGTAACCATCTAAAGATGTTGAGTCACAATCAGCACATACTGGACAAGATAAATCAACTTCTAAGTAGATACATCCATCTGCAGAACAGATATTTCTGAATGATCCACCATTTCCATCAGCTGGATATGTTGTTTGTGTTGTGTTACCGTATTGTACAATACCTTGACCATATTGTTGAGTAACAACTCTGAACAACAATGGAACTGATACACCACCTGAACTAATAACACTACATGGTGCAGTATCCGCAGAAAAAGCAGTTAAATCAGCATAAATTTTAAGACTTGCTAAGAAAGACTCAGAGTCCATTTCATTTCCATCAGGTCCGATTAATTTACCAGCTCCTGTGTCAGCAAAACCACACATTTTAAGTAATATTTTTCTTTGGTTACCTGTTGGTGACAAAGAATCTGTTAAAGATCCATTAGACCATACTTGTATGGTTGTAGCCGCAGTAACTGCTGACCATTGACCTTTAGAGTAATCAAATAATCCTGGAGGATCTAAATCTGCAGCACTACCTTCATAAAATAAATCATAAAGATTTTTTCCGAATGCTCCTGTATTTGATCCGTATCCTGCTCCTGGTCCTGAGTTACCTGTACCACCTGCTGTAGGTCCGTTCGGTGCTCCGATTGGTTCGTAATGAGTTCCAGAGTTATTTGCTCCACCACCATTATAACCTTGAATTTTAGGTACAAAGAAGAACAATTTACCAATCGGTAAGTTCATTGCTTGTACTGATACTATTTCGTTAGCCAACAATTTAGAGAAAACTCTTCTTACGATAGGGAAAACAACTGTTTCGAATGCTCCATTGGAACCTTCAGAAGTTGCTTCGTTAATCAAGAAAGAAGCTTGGTTTTCATATAACTGTGCTACGTTTTCTTTTAGGTGACCTCTAAGGCCTTCAAGGAATCCTAATTTATCCCATTTGTTAATTGTGTCTTCTTTGATAACTTTAAGGTGTTTTAACCCGATATTACCAACAAGACCTGATTCTAATAATGCTCCCATTTTTTTGGTTTTTTATTTTTTTTAGTTTATTTTTATTTTATTTTTGACATTAAATCTTTCATTCTTAAGAATTGAGGATTTTCATATGTTTTAGATTCAATTAAATTAACCGCAGATCCCGATGTTGGGGTTTTTTGAACGGTTCTTTCAAATGTCTCATTAACAAAATGACTCTCTTTACCTACGTTTGAAAGTTCGTCTTTTACTACTTTATACAAATTTTTAGATTCTTTAAGTGTTTCAACGGTATCAAATCTTTTTAAGATATTAATTTTTTCTTGTTTTGTTGTTGAGTGTTCAGTAAATAAACGAGTGGCATAAGCCAAGTTTGAATTAAACACCGCAACTTCATTTAATTTATCTCTAAATACATTCAATGCGTTTCTGTACTCTTCATTTTTTTCTCTAAGAATTTGTAATTCGGAATTACTAACACTTTCATGAGTTCTAACTCTTAATTTAGGTAAACTTTTTCTGTTCGGACTATTTCTACTTCCATTACCTAACGTACGTGCAGATTCTTTAGTTTCAATTTTCTTAACAGGTGTGTTTTTACCTTTTTCCATGTTTTCACCTTCCTTATATTCAAATTTTGGTTTACCCATACCAACACCTCTGGTTCCTTGTTTCATTTTTGTTTTGAAACCTTCACCTTGGTTTGGTTTTTTATCATATTTAAATTTTGATGAATTACCCATTCCAATACCTTTTGATTTAAATTTAGATTTAGATTCAACAACAAATTCGTCATCATCACCAAATAGATCTTCATCATCTTCATCATCTTCGTCTTCAGGATCGATTTCCATATTAAAACGTTCTATCATTTCAGGGTCAAATATTTCATCATCATCCTCTTCTTCATCAAAGTTATTACCCATATTAAAACGTTCCATCATTTCAGGATTAAATTTTCCTTTTAAGTGACTTTTATACGAATCTTCATCTTCATCTTCATCATCAGTCTCATCTATTTCAACTTCATAGATAGTTTGAGTTTTGTCTTCGTCGTCTTCTTCTTCTTCTTCGAGTTCTTGGTCAAGATAGAATTCCTCATCATCTTGCTCAGATTCACTTAGTTGTATAACATACTCAACGTCGTTATTTTCATCAGATAAATGTATCATTCCTTCTTCTTTTTTTACAATTACCCCATCTTCAGGACCCATAGCTCTAAACACTTTTAAAACGTCTTCGGTCGATGCGTCTGTTAGGTCAATTGTTTCATCGTCTGCATCTAGGTCAAGTTCGTCTCCCATATCTACATCCAAATTATCAACGTCATCATCAGATACGTCAGTATCATCAAATTCAGCATCTACTTCAATCTCATCTTCGTCTTCTTGTTCGTTAAGAGATTCTTTTACTAATGATCTGATTTCTTCCTTCATTGTAGAAGCAAGTATTCCTTTTGCATTTTCGTTAATAACTTCTTCCAAATTTCGCATTTGTAAGAAAGTATCTTCAACTAATGATTTTTGTTTGTTCATTATAGTTTAGTTATTTTACAATATAAATAGTGTGGTTTTTAAAAAAATTCAATTTTTATTAATTTTATTGCAAAAAAAATGGAGATATTTAAAAATACCTCCAATTTAAAAAAATAGTTAGTTTTAAATTTATTTAATTACTTCATCAATTTTACTTTCAGTTATGGATGTGATTCTCCAATCCATTGTGTAATGTTCATAAACTTTTGTTACTTTAGATTCGACATCAGTAGGGGAGTAACCCAATACTAATTTTTCTTCTCTAACTTTTTTAACTTTTCCTGATTCGTTATCTAACAAATCTGATGTGATCTTCGCCACAAAATACTTTTCTCCTTGTTCCATAGTTTAATTATTTATTATTTTTTTAAATAATCGGATAATCTTTTCATTAAGTCAAGCGATTTGTTACCAGAATCCCCAATATTTCTTTCAACGGACATTTTTTTTTCTTCATCTAAGTTTTCTTCATAGTTCATTCTCTCATTTTTATCTAAGAATAGATACGCTCCAGGTGTTGATGGGGACGAAACTAAATCAAAACAAATTAATTCAAAATCTTCTTGAACTTCATTTTGTTCACCCACTTTTTTAAGTGATCCTACACCACGAGAAGAAATACCTAAAGTAACACCTTGTCTTAAATAGTTTGCGGCTAGATCTCCCTTTGTTGATACGATTCCTCTTTCATGAAATCCAGGACTTGTAAGTAATTTTAATTTACCCAACAATACAGGACCCTCCCACCATACTTCAGTAATTAGGTGAGAAACTCTATCTAAATCAATTAAAGATGATTCAGGGTGATTAAGTTCAGATAAAGAAGTTCCTTTCTCTATCATCTTCTTATAATTTTCAGATTCTCTTTTTAATATTTTTTCAGGATATACTCTACCATTTCTATTTGGGGTATCGTATTTTTGTAATACGGCATAGAATTCAAATGGTTTAGAATGGTCAAGCATATTTCTTGACTCATTTAATGTACTTAAATTACGACTCTCATTTGGATTAATATAACCAGCGTCATATTCAATAAGAATTCCTTTTTTATTAGATTCTTGTGGACCTAAAATTTTATAACCGTTCATAGTATTTTTTTATTATAAATACTAAACTTTTTCGGTTTTTACTTTAATAGGTTTAACATTACCTGTTTTTGTTAAATAAAATTTAAAGTATTCATTATTATATAAGATATCATTATATATTCCTTTTATAATTTCTTTTAACTTACGTTTAAGTAATAAACCTTTAAAATCCATTTCATTAATTAAATAAATATTTATTTCTACATTCATAAATGATTTCTTTTTCATTGATAGTCCACTTGTTCTAAGATCCGTATCAACAATAAACTTATCATCAAAAAAATTTTTATCTATGTGATTATATATTGAATGCTTTATAGATCTGTTCATATTTAAAACCACTCTTGACCAATTTTCGGTATCATATTTTGGTTCGACCCAAGTCTGTAAATTTAAGTAAAGTGATTTAAAGTTTTTGGAATCTACTGTTCCATAGGTAATTTTTGAGTTTTTGAATCCACTCATTTTTGCGGTTTTTCCTTTTTTCATTTGTATTTTTCATAAAAACAATGTTTATTTTATAAAATAATAATCATTTATCTGATATATATCAAATATAAAATAAAATATTAAATTAATATATGTTAATAGTACATGTGAAAAAAAATGGGGGGATTGAAAGGGCTCTTAAAGAATTAAAGAGTAAGATAATTAAAACAAGACAAAATTCTAATTTAAATAAAAGAAAAGAATTTACTAAAAAATCTGTGAAAAATAGGGAAGTGTTAAATAAAGCCATTTATCGTCAAAAGTTAAAAGATAACGATTAAAGATTTTCATTTAATTGTTGTAGTTTAATGTAGTTTAAGGTATCAAATGATTCGGTGTTAATTTTTTCAATTGTTTCATCGATTCTTTTTATAACTTCTTCATCATTATCATCTTCTTGAAGTTTTTCTAACTTAGAAATTATTTTATCTTTTAAGGAATCGTAGTTTTCTTTTAATTTATTTGTATCGGAAGATAAAAGTGTTTTTAATTTTTTTTGGTCAGATTCATTAAGATTGGTAATATAATCTTTAATTGTTTTATTTGCAATGTTTACCATGGTATTTAATGGTATATTAATAGGTTCTTTTTTATCCTTTGGTATTTTTGTTATATTTTCTAAAATTATTTTTTTACTTGTAATTTTTTCTTCTAATTTAGTAATACCATTTGAAAATAAATCATCAATTACATCATATTCATTACTATAATCAGTTCCATAAACCCAATCTGTTATGGGTTTAATATCCTTATTTGATATTTTAT